GAAAAGGATTCTGCACTTGAAAAATTAGCCCTAGAATATCAGGATATTATCACTGATTCCTATGATACTTTAGCTAGTGAATGCTTTAATGTAAATAACCATCGTCTGGAGATGAAAACGGAATGTGTTATACGTTCTGCATACTTTAGAGCTACACGCAGATATGCTCAATGGATTACTAAACAGGAAGGTATAGCCAAAGAATCACTAGATGTAAAGGGATTAGAATTTAAAAAAGCTAATTTTCCTCCTATTTTAGGTAAATTTTTTAAAAATATTTTAGTTGATGTATTAAAAGGTACAGAACAAGAAGAAATAATTACTAGGGTTAAGGAATTTAAATCACAAATACTAGATGGTACAATTCCTCTTACTGAATTAGGTAATCCCCAATCTGTAAAAAAATTAAATAAATATGTTAGTAGAAAACCACGTGCCGGTGAAATGTTCTCTACTTTAGAAAAAGGTGCTACAGCAGCTATTAAAGCTACTGTTGCTTATAATGATTTACTTAGATTTTGGAAACTTAACACACAGTACCCTTATATTACCCAAGGTAGTAAAATCAAATGGATTTATTTAAAACCTAACCCATACCAAATAGAATCATTAGCTTTCATGCCAGGCGCGGATATCCCACCTAAAATAAATGAATTCATAGAAAAATACGCTGATAGAAAAAAGATTTTTGATAGTATTCTTTTAAATAAATTAGAAGGGTTTTTTGATGATTTAGGATGGGTTTTTAATTTAAACCCCTACCAACAACAATTCTTTAATTTTTAGTTATGATTAAAAAAGTAGATTTACAAGGTTTTATAAACAAATATTACCTAAAAATGAATGAGCAAGTAGTATGGTCTTTCAAAGATAATATTTTATCTGTTGATTTTACTACCCCCAGTAAAGATGTTATAGGGAATGTTAGATGTGAAGATATAGGATTCGAAGATATAGATTTACCTATATTTAATACTAAAAAAGTCCAATCATTAGTTGATTTATGCGAAGGTGAAATACTAATGGAAGTAGAAAAAACTAATAAAGTTCCTACTAAATTAAAAATATCAGATGAGAAATTCAATACTGTATATGCATTAGCAGATGCATTGCTTATTCCTAGAGTTGGTTCTGTAAACGAACCCCTTTACGATGTAAAATTAGAATTAACGGCAGAAGATGTATTTAATCTTGTTAAAGCAAGAAGTGCAATGTCAGAAACTGCAAATTTAATTATGAGTACTACTAAGGATTTAGATGGGGATCCAGTTTGTGAAGTTATTTTAGGTGAGGAAGGTGGACATGAAAATAAAATATCATATCAATTAAGAGGTGCTATAAACGAAATAGGAGTTAAAGTACCTTTTGATTTAGATAAATTTAGAGATATTTTAAATGTAAATAAAAACTCGGACGAAGGATTAATCCAACTAAGTAGTAAGGGTTTAATGAGATTAACATTTAAAACAGGTAAAATAACTAGTACCTATTATATGATTAGACGCGCAGAAAATGTATTTTAACTATATGTATAACAAAACTGACCTAGGAGGCAGTAAATTGTTTTATTTTTTTAACCGAGTAGCTTAGGCACTCACAAATTTTGTAACTATGAGTACACATATTTTAGAACAGAATGTTCACCCTTTTGATTTATTATTTCGAAACTTTTTCGAACCCGACCGTAATTTCTTTCCTGTAGTAGAAAGTAAAATACCTCACCCTGTAGACATTTACGAGTCGGATTTTGGTCTACATTTTGAAATTGCTTGCACTGGTCTCACTAAAGCTGATGTTGGAATCAACATTGAAGGAGATGTTCTTCGTATTTCTTACACTAAGGAGAAAAACGAAACAGATAATGGGTACAAGTATATTCACAGAGGAGTAGCTAAACGATCCTTTAATTTAGGATATAAAATTAGCTCTAAATTTAATTTAACTAAAGCAGCTGCTGAGATGAATAATGGATTGTTAGAAATTTCAATTCCATTTGCTCAAGAAGCTAAACCCCGATCTTTAAAGATCAATTAATTTATTTTGCCTCCTAGGTTATTTTTTGTATATTTAAATTCTAAAAAATCTTATGAAAAAATTAGAAGCATTATTTGATGCAGTTATTGTAAAACCCGTTGAAGAAGATGAAACAACTTATGGGTCCATTGTAGTACCTGATATAGGTAAAGAAAAAAATCAACGTGCTGTAGTTGTAGCAGTAGGTCCAGGAAAACCTACTATTAATGGGAATTTAATTCCTACTACAGTAAAAATTGGTCAAACCGTTATTGTACCAACTATGGGATTCACGCGCATGGAATTCGATGGGGAGGAATATTATGTGGGTCCAGAAAACCAATTATTAGCCCGCATTACTGATGAAGATTATCAACAAGAGTTACCATTTTAAATAAAAGTATATGTCTAAAATTATTGAATTAGGAGCAGAAGCTCGAGAAAAATTAGTCACAGGTATTGATACTTTAGCAGATGCTGTAGTTTCTACCCTGGGACCTAATGGAAGGAATGTAGTAATTTCCAAACCTAATGAACCCATCAAATCTACTAAGGATGGAGTTACTGTAGCTAAAAATATTGATTTAAAAGATCCTATTAAGGAATCAGGTGTACAATTAGTAAAACAAGCAGCTATTCAAACCGCAGATTCAGCTGGGGATGGTACTACTACTTCTACTCTATTAGCTAGGGAAATTATTAAAAATGGTTTATCCAGTATTAATAGGGGAGTAAATGCAGTAGAAGTTAAAAGAGGAATTGATTATGCTACTAAAAAAGTAGTTAAGAATCTAAAGAATAAGGTAGCAGAGGATATTTCCTCTGAGGAACAACTAGAACAAGTTGCTACTATTTCAGCTAATAATGACCCTGAAGTGGGGAAACTTATTGCTACTGCTATTGATAAGGTAGGTAGAGATGGTATTGTGCATATTGAAGAATCTAAATCAGGAGAAACTTATCTAGAAACTGTAGAAGGTATGCAGTTTGATAGGGGTTATAAATCACATTTCTTTGTCACTGATAATTCCACTATGACCTGTACATTAGACAATCCATATATTTTAATTGCAGATCACAAGTTCTCTACTGTTAAGGATTTATTACCTATTTTAGAAAGTGTTTCAAATACCAATAAATCACTTCTTATTATAGCTAGTGATATTGATAATGAAGCTTTAGCTACACTTATTGTTAATAAAGCAAGAGGTACTCTAAAAGTTGCTGCTGTTAAAGCCCCTGATTTTGGTGATAGACAAAAATTGGTTCTTGAGGATATTGCTGTGCTTACTGGGGGTCAAGTTTTTGATAAAAATAAGGGAATGAAACTTGAAAAATTTAGTTGGGATTGGTTTGGTGAAGCTCGTACAGTTACAATTACTAAAGATCAAACTACTATTGTAGATGGTAAAGGTGAAGTTAGTGATATTGATTGTAGAGTAGGTGAATTGCAATCACAAATTGAAAATGCTGCATCTCCTTTTGAAATGGAAAAACTACAAGACCGTTTAGGTAGAATGGTTGGTGGGGTTTCTATAATTCATGTTGGTGGTTACAATGAAACCGAAATGCATGAGAAAAAAGATCGTGTAGATGATGCCTTAAATGCTACTAAAGCCGCCTTAGAAGAAGGTATTGTACCAGGAGGTGGGGCCGCATTAGTATACGCTAGTGAGACTCTGAACCATAAAGATGCTTCACTATCTCAGGATTTTTGTCTAGGTATTGATTTAGTTAAGCAAGCGTGTTACAAACCCCTTGAACAGATATTGCTTAATGCGGGTTATAGTGCAAGTGTAATTTATGAAACCATTAATAGAATTTTGGATTCGGAAAATACATGGACTGGTTTTGATTTAAAAAATGAATCCCATATTGACATGCGAGAAGCCGGTATTATAGACCCCACTAAGGTCACTAGAACAGCTCTCGAAAATGCGGCATCAGTTGCAGGAACTGTATTATTAACAGAATGTGTAGTAGTGGAAGAACCTAGCGAGGAAAAAGCTACTCCTGACTATAATGGTATGTTTTAATGGAAAACCGGACTGAAATAGTTGAATTTCCTGAACTCATAGCTATTAGAGTACCACCAGGAGATAAATGGATGTTAAAGGACGATCCTTATGAAAATGTGCACCCATCCATTACTGATGTTTTAGAAGCTTATTTCCAAGCAACGGGATTTAAGGGGGACTATAGATTAGCCCCCTTAGATTCCAAACTTTATGCTATAAAAACAAAGGAGGAGGAAATAGTAGTTGTAGAAGAACCAGAAAAACGTTACGGTTTATTTGGAGAATTCAAGCAGGGTGCGTAACTTCATATAAATAATAAGTTATGAATCATACTCTTCTTAATGAGAAGTATCGTCCCCAAAACCTTGATACATTTGTAGGTAATGAAAATGTTAAACAAACCATTTCCCAGTATCTAAGTAATAATGATATTCAAAATTTCATATTTTATGGTCCAGCGGGTAGTGGAAAAACTACATTAGCTAAAATCATAATTAAGAATTTAGAATGTGATTACTTATATATTAATGCTTCTGATGAAAGAGGTATTGAGACTATTAGAAATAAAGTAGTGGATTTTGCTAGTGTGGCTTCATTTAAACCTATTAAAATTATTATTTTAGACGAAGCGGATTTTTTAACCATCCAAGCACAAGCATCACTTAGAAACATAATAGAAACATTCTCTCGTAATACACGTTTTATCATGACGTGTAATTTTATAGAGCGAATTATTGACCCATTACAGTCTAGATGTCAGGTACTTAAAATAGTACCCCAATCAAAACAGGAAATAGCACGTCATGTTCATGACATTTTATGTAAGGAGGATATAACATTTGAACTAGAAGCCATAGGCACTATAGTAAATAAACATTATCCAGATTTAAGGAAAATACTTAATACTGTACAATTCTCCATTAATGATGGTAAGTTACAGCCTGATGAAAATGTTTTAGTATCATCTAATTATATTAAAAGTGTTATCAAGGAATTAACAGGAACAAAACCTAATTTTAGAAATTTACGCCAAATAATAGCTGATTCTGGTGTAAATGATTATGAAGAATTATTTAGGGCTTTATTTGATCATGCCTCTAAATATGCCCCCGAATTGGAGGGTTCAATAGCCGTTATTTTAAATAACCACTTATATCAGGCCAATTTTAGAATAGATAAAGAAATTAATGCCATGTCGGCTATGGCGAAAATTATAGAATTAAAAAAATCTAACTCAATTATTTAAACATTATTATGGAACAACAAAATAATCAACCACAACTAAACATTGATTTAAAAAACACTACATCAGTAGAAACACCTGATGGGGGAGTAATTTTCCAACAAGGAATGGTTCTTAGAAAAGTATCTAAATTTGTAGTGGGATCGGAAGAGGATGCATTAATCCCTATCCCGGTGTTTTTTGATTTAAAAACTGGAAAAATTATTAAAGATACTTTACCTCCAGATTTAAGAGAAGAATACTCAGAACATACTTTATGACAATTTGGAATTGGTTAGAAGAAATTACTTATAAAAAATCTAATGTTAACTCATTTGATGAACAAGACTGGGACACTTTTAATAGTTACATGATTCATAGGTTTATATCTATGAACCCATACTATATAGAACTAGTTAATGAAGTTCAAACTATTTTACCTACTGAAAAAAAACAAATTTACACTATTTACAGGGAATTAATACCTAAACGTAAAGTATTTTTGAAATATATTAAGGGAAATAGTAGTAAATATAACCCGGAATTAATGGAATTACTATCCAACCATTTTGAGTGTCCTAAAAAAGAAGCTAAGGAATATTTTGATATTTTGGGCAAAGTTAAGATAAAAAATCTATTAAGTAAAATGGGTTTTGAAAAAAAGGAAATAACTAAACTATTAAAAGCCTAAAATGGCCAAGAAAAAAATTCCTAAAATAGTAAAAGAAATACAGAATTTTAAACTTCCCGAGATTAATTATTCTTACCAAAAAAATATTTCTTACTCTCAAATGTCCATGTTTCATGAATGTCCTAAAAAGTGGGCTTTAAGATATAGGGATGGGCATAAAGTATTTTCTTCTAGCATTCACACTGTTTTTGGAACTGCTTTACATGAGGCTTTACAACATTACATGGATGTGATGTTTGAAAGATCTGGTGCGGCAGCGGATAGAGAGGACATTATTGGGATATTTGAAGATTCGTTTAGGGAAAATTATATAAAAGAACTTAAATCTAATAATAATAAACATTTCACTACTCCAGTTGAAATGAGAGAGTTTTATGAAGACGGGGCTAATATTATAGAATTTTTTAAAAAACGTAGAAGTAAATATTTTACTAAAAGGGATAAGTATTTAGTAGGATGTGAAGTACCCATTATAATCCAACCTAATAAAAAGCT